TCTATTAACTTTTAAGATTCTATCGTCGTTTGCACCAAGTTCATCTGCGAAAAAGTTAAGTGAAACCGAATACTGTCCAGACGGTAAATTTAAATCAGGTACTTTGGCAAAATCGATATATAATAACTTACGCAAACTGTTGTCATTATATTGTAATGTTTCGGTGAAAATTGACCCACTAACATTTTGTATAACATCAGAAAATATTAATGAGTTATCTGCTATACTATATAAGTTAACTTCTATATTATTTTGTAGTAATGCTTCAGAAAAATCTGCTGGAACTTCCATATCCAGCAAATCATCTTTTTTATTTGCTATAATACGAGACACCGTATATCTAGTATACGAATCTGATAACTCTTGTAGGTTACTTTGATAGTTTTGCTGTTCTGCCATTAGTCTAACTCTTCAAAATTTTTATTGATTCTGGTTAGCCATACATTATAATCCAATTTTTCTTTGTAAATTGGAGTGTAATATACACTACGGTCCATCAATCCTTCTTCAGGTAACGTCACGGTTTGTACTGTTGCCGAATAATTTGTATAGATTGACGCACTTTGCCCAGATGCTGACACATCAAATAAAGCTAACGAGATATCAATCTGTTCTTTATTGATAATACTTTCACTATCTGGATTAGTACTACTTGATAAGAATGTTGTTGCCATAAACTATTCAACTTTAAATAGAGTGTCGGTGTCGATTACTCTAGAATAATCGCCGTTTACAACTTTTAATTTTAATGTATAGAATCTGCCTGGGTATAATGGTGATGTATCTAATATTACATATGACCCGGTTGCGTCAGTATTTATTTTACTATAGTTATCAAACGGTATAACAGTTGTATTACTTTGTACATCAACGACGGAAAAATATGACGATGTTGGTAAATAATACTTGTTCTTATATCGCAATATAGAGTCAAATGATTTTAGCGGATATTGGTCCCGAACAACTAGGGTTACCTTGTCAATATCACCCTTTGTATATGTTTCTCGTAAATTAGATGCTACAATCTTTACATTTAATGATGGAATTGGAAGTAAGCTACCAGTTATTACAGTTTGAGTATCCCATACAATTTCAAGAGTTGGTTGATATATTGTATGCGTTTGTGTTGAAAATACTTTAATATTTCCCTTATTTGTATAGTCTTGCTCGTCCGCAATTGGGAAGCGTAATGCCAGCCCATGAAAAGTATTTTGGATAGATTGACTGACAAACGGTTGTAAGATGTTTGTTACATCTACACGAATATCTTGAAGTGGATATGATGATAGAACGACACTTTGACTGATTGACCCCGTTAAGAAATCACCACCTGCGTTACTCCACGACACCGCAGAGGTACATCTTACCCACGATGCACCATCTTCTACATTTTTTATATCTTGATAAAAGAATCCACTACCTTCATCCCATGAACGAGAAACTTGATAAATAAGAATTTCTTGATTTCTTTTAACATTATCTGCGTTTGCTAACTTTAAGTTCAAGAAATAACTAGCGGTTGCTGGTACACTTGCTGTGGTTGGTAATTCAAAGTAGAGTAAAGAACGAACGGACCCAGTTGCATATGCAGTTGAACTGGTAGGTTCGGATATATTTATGACCTTACCTATTTCAAGTATTTCATCTAAACCAGTATTGTTGTTAAGATAAGCTTGGTATAAGGTGGTATCCTTACTGGCGGTTAGTATGGTTCTCATTGGGTAGCGTTTCCTATAATATCAGTTGTTGGATATTTCAACTCAAAGATACTTGGGTCGAGACTTGGATAAATAACCCCGTTGATAGTTGCTTCATTGATATCATATCGATATGGTTGGTATCCTGTTCCATCTTGATATTCGTATTTGTTAAATACACGAACACTCTTTACTGTTTGTACTCCTTCTACCAATCCAATATTGTATGATAGGTCTGCTAAAATAATAGGTTGATTGATATTCCATTTACTAGTATCGAAGAAATCTTGTACTGCACCAATACTTCGTGCAAGAACATCGTTTACATTATAATTTCTTAGTACGGAAATATCGAATTGAACTCCAATATTGATAATAAACGCATCTAAAATATTAACATCATCAGTTAACATTCTAAATTGTTCAAGATATCGTGCTAAATTTTCTTTAACTAATGTATTTAGTTCATCTAGATTGCCGTTAGAATCATAACCCAATGTATATAAATTGATAGTATTTGGACGAACGGGGTTATCCACATATACTCTGTCGTTTTGTGTTGCTAGTATTCTATTAATTTGTTCATCTCTGACCGCAAAAGTTTTTGCGATACGACCAAATCGTGCAGGAAGAGCGTATGACCGAACTGCGTAATCCTCTACAGTAACTACACGATTTTGTGCATTGAAGAATGATAGTGCGTTTTCACGAATTTCATCTATAGATTCACCTTCGCCACCACCCGTTGCAGGTAATTCATTATTTATAACGATACTTTGTACAGCTGCATTAAATTGGTCAAGTTCTGCACTGGTGAAGTCAGTAGTATCATTGAATGTCGTTACTTGTGATGCTCTGTTAATGGTGTTAGATGGCGTATTAGTGTTTACTCCGCCACCGACCAAATAAGTTACTGTTAGTGTTATGTTTGCTGGTGCTATGCCATATGCATTACTATTGAGAAAGTTTACATTATTGATAGCCACATTACCTAATGTATTTTCTATGGTGTTACCGTATTGAGAATTTGCCACTTGTCTAGAGTCTAATGTAGTATTTACTTCCGCTTCGTTGTCAGTACCAGAACCAAATACTAGCTCCATTCGTGAATCTCTATTCAATCTAGTTACAAATCTGTGTGGAACCTTACGAAGTCGTAATCTAGATGATGGTAAAATTCCTGTCTCACCATTATCTGTAACATCCAAATCGTCCATAATAACATCTTGTGCTAAATAGTCTACTTCGTACCAAGTGTTTCCGTTTGAATCAACAATACTTTCAATGCCAATAATTGATTCTTCTGGCATTAACACAGAGGTAAATTTTTGCGCACTTCCAAAAGAGAATGTGGTAGTCCTTTCCTCAGCCGCTACCAATAATGCAGGTTTACTAACAATAAATGTATCAGGATTACCACCACCAGTAAATGTATTAATTATATAATTTTCGGTTGTGATGTCTGAAAAATTTACATCTTCACTCAATCTAAATTGAACTGATGTTTGTCCACTTGTAACGAATGTACTTCCTCTAGCTACTTTAACCAAATATTTTGGGTTTGGGATATACACACCATTTTCAAGAATTGCTGGTGCTAATTGGTATAGTGTTGCTACGGTTGTAGACGGTGAAACTAATTTTGGTTTATATCCAAGAAATTGCGCAATAGAAATAACATTTTCTTGTTGTTCTGCATATGCCAACAAGTTTTCTTTGAATTGATTATCAATATAAAATGAAAGGACATCACCAATATATGATGCCATTTCAATAAACATCATACCAGGTGATGTTTCGTTAAAATCAGAGTATGTGTCTGGATAATATGCTTTCGCAAATTCTATTAAGTTTTGTCTAAAGTCCGTGAAAGTCTTTGAGACATAATTAATTTGCTTGACATTTGGTCTTGGTTGTATGATTACTGATTGGTTCGTTGCCATTTAAAACTCCAAATTAATTAAGTCTTCTAATACGACGAGCTTCTCGAAGCGCATCAATTTCTGCTTGTGTAGGTTCCGCGTCCTCTGGAACTTCTGTAAACCCAACCGTTGGTGCACCAAACTGTTGTGCTGCTACCGTTATTTGGTCTGTTACATTTGGGTTATTTCTGAATCTGTATAAACATCTTATACTGATAATATTTTCATCATCTGTTTTAGTAATTTGAAAATCTGTCAATTCTATAAATGGTAACCATCGGTCTACCGCTTCCGCTACTGCTAATCTAGCATTTTCTAGTGTTTCTTCAGTCAATGGCTCAAATAAAATTTTCCATAAATCGCATCCCAACTCGGGTTGTCCAACGCGTTCTTTTTTCTTAGTAAGAATTAAATTCTTAAAATTAGAACGAACTTGTTGAATTACCGTGGTAGATTGGTCAAACATTCCTGTTTGTCCCAAGCGGAGTGGTAATGTGACACCGATAAACTTCTGAGCCATTTATATCTCCAATCAGGTCAACTTCATTGCTTTCATTAAAGCGGAATAGTCACGATTGATGGCTTGTAACGTGGGATTATCTTCAGCTACACCTTGTGGAGCTTGCATTACTGGTCCAACATTTTTGGATGTTGCTGTAATGGTATCCCCGTGACGTTCCAATCCCATTATTGCTGCGAGTTGACTACGGGACAGTTTTGGCTTAGCTGTAGCTGTTTCGTTTACCTTACTTGGTTGACTACCCTTGATTTCTGCAACAGCTTCGCCAAGAATTTCTGGAAGAATCTTCTTGACTACTTTTTCAACCGATTCTTCAATTTGTTCTTTGACCAATTCTTTGACATATGCTCTAAACAATGCTTTGTCCATATTATTACCCTCTACTGGTTATTGAATCGTCCAAGAACCGTATTTTTTGTTGCTTGATTTTTTAACGATTGTCGATACTTGAACGGATTTTCTTGTTTCTTAAGTTCTGCATCTAATGCTTTTACTGATGCTTGTTGTCTTCGTTGTTTAATTCTATCTATTTTGGTTTTAATGTAATTTTTAATCTGTCCGTAAGATGGTATTCTTGGTTTAGGAACTATTAGTGTTGGTACTGTCGGAATTGTTGGTAATGCTGGTAGCCCATCCGTGTATGTTCTTGCTGCATTTAATGTTCGTGCTCTAACTTGGTCAATACTTCCAGTTGTAAAAAGTCTATCTGGTATAACTGTGTTTAATATGGAAAATTGTGGTATTTCTGGAGTTGTAATCGTTGGTATATTGCCAGTTAACGATTGTAAAGAACCAGAAATATCACTTGTATTAACCGGTAATAAGTTACTTGGTACTCCACCTAAACTTGGGGTTGGTAATGATATAGTTGGAAGTTCTTCTACCTCTGTTCTAATTGGATTATTTATAGGTAATAAATTACTAGGTATTGCCATAATCAGTTCGTCTTAGAAGTAAAGTTACTAGTACTGTTAAATACAGCCGATTGTGGAACGCTTGGTAATCCTAATTGTATCCGTAACTGAGTTATAGCTGCAACAAATGGACCTGGATTTAGTGTAGCAATCGATTTAGGTATTTCTACTATAAAGGCGTCCATCAACTTTTGTAACCAGTTAGCCAACTCACCACCTAAAACCATTGGTTGTGTTGTATCGTTTGGTGACGCCCCTATAAATATATTTTTACCCGATATTATGTAGTTTCCTGAGGTTCCCTGGGAAATATCTTTTGCTACATTTATACTAATAGAACTACCTGATAATATCAAATCTCTGGGGGTTGCGATTTCGATATCCCGTTCTGCGGTAATAAACACTGATTTACCAGAATCTATGGTAATTGATTCTACTGCACTTAGATTGATTTCTTTCTTTGCAAATAGAGATATTTCATTTACTTTACTGTTTAAAATAACTCTATCCGAATTCAGAAAAATCTGTGCTCCTGTATATTTCGTAACATCGGATGATTCTGCTGACCGTAAATGAGATACACTCGATTTTGTAGCCGGATTTAATACTATTTTTTCATCCACTACCATCCAAATACTACTTTTATCCTTGTTAATATCTTCGTAAGTTAATCCGTATGGACCGCTTGCTACTGTTTCTTGTTTACCATCATTGTTAATATCAATTGATGTGATCTTATTCGGACTTTGCCCAACCGAAAATATTAGATTTGCTTGTGGAGTAGCCGTGGTTGGTTTACTAAATAGACTAGATCCGAATCGTATGGTGTTTCCAAATCTTCCGTTTATTATCAAATCTCCTTCATTTGGACGAACCATACGAACGGAGGGGTTTTCACTAAACTCGTCACCCAAACTGAATTGTTGTTTCATTCCCCACGGTCTATATGGAGTCCCTCCTTGAGCTGCAAGTTGCGCTGCATCACTCTTATTACTTGCTCTGACTTGTGGTGAAAATCGTTGACTTAATCCTGGCCAAGAACTTTCCGTAGTTTTGTTTGTGGAGTTAATTCTACGAGTATAAAACAGTCTACCCAATGAATAAAATACCAGTACTAGTTCATTTTTTAACGGATATTCTCGTATGCTGGAGTCTATTGGTGCAGCCCAGTTTAATTTATCTTTTAGAACCCCACGGTCGCCTGGAATAAATCGTACTTGTATCATACCTACATTACTTCCATCTTTAGCGTATTGCGGATGTACCTCATTCAAAATAATATCCTCAACCAACCCGTCTTGGTATGGGGTGGGTTGAGTGATAGAAAATCGTGGAAACTGCGAAGCTCCCAGCTGGTTAATATCTATATTGTATGCAGTCGGTCCAAAAGATGACACCTACTTCTCCGCAAAAACATCATCCAAGTCCTTTACATCTTCTTGAAGGTCTTGGATTTCTGTGGTTATATCCTTTAAGAGTGCTTCTTTTTCTGATTCCGATAGTAATCCATCTAGAGATGCATTAGATTTGACACCCACTGATACTATGCGTTGTGCAATTTGTGCGACACGGACTAGATGTTCGTCATTTTTGACGTTGACTTCTAAGAATCCCTGCACAATAGGTCCAATCACAGCCGCGTCTTCTGGGGTACGGATGAGTTGGACCATTTTCATAATAAACGAGTTGATTTGTGCCCGCTTACTGTCAGTATTTTTGTGTATTTCTGTAAAGATGTCTGCTAGACTCTTCCCATCGTATAGTTCGGAATTGATATCCATAAAACCCCCCTAAAATCCTATATTATAAATAGATAGGATTTACTTTTTATACGAGAAATAATAGGATGGGTCTGATAAATGTCCATTACGCCTAAATTCCCTCAACATCTTCAAAATTTGAGGACGCATCTTATTGATAACCTTAGTAATATGAGCAGTTTTATAACTGGTCATTTCCCGTACCATAAGGTAAAGGGCTTTTTTGTTAAAATTGTCAATATTGTCAATTCGTTCAATAAGTTTGATTATTGCTGCTGCAATGTCTCTGTCCCGTTTCTTTTTAAAGAATCGTTCAAGGTTAAATTCCCAATATTCTACTAATAAATTAAGAAATTCTTTCATGTCTACGGTGGAATCCTTAGTTTCTGGTTCCACGATTAACATTTCTTCCAGACTAAACGAATCTTCGGTTTGGTCGGAGAAG